AAGGAAGCAGCATGACCCGCCGCATTCCAACCGCCCGCCGTACACCGAGCGCTGCCGCCTGCATCTGCATTGTGGCTGCTGCGATGGTGGCCGGCTATGTCGTAACTTTGCTGTAACCCGGTAGGCTCCACAGAGCCGGGCGTAAGCTGGCCGCGTAAGTGCCAGCAACTACATTAGATAGTTTCGTAATGTTTTTGCGATTCGTTATATGTGAATTTGTAGTTTGTTGCCACCTGCCATTTTATTGATTTTCGTCAAATACAGAAAAGTAGTTCCATCAGGAATTCTTATGGTTGTGGCGGAATTTAGTTCTCAAATAGCATTATCTGTATAGGGTTTTTCGTCTTTCGACTGCAAACCCTTACGCAAAAACAGCGCTCAACCAGCCGCGCAGGCTTCCACTTTTAAGGATGAAACCCATGAACACTGAGCAGCAAGAACAGCCGCCGAAGCGTGAGGCGTTCGCTGAAAAACTTTACCCGATGCCAAAGAATATCTGGCACCCGACACTCACCAAGGAGCAGGAGGAGCAGCAGAAAAAAGACATTGAAGCAGGCGTGATCCCGTTCTAAACTAGCAGTCAAAACCAAGCAAACCATTGTCACAACCAAGGAAAACCATGAGCATAGCGACCCTCATTATGGGCGAGTCCGGTACGGGCAAGTCCACCTCCCTGCGCAATCTTGACCCTGCGCAAACCCTCCTGATCCAGGCTGTAAAAAAGCCACTCCCGTTTAAATCCACCAACTGGAAGCCGGCTACGTCCGAAGGTGGCAGTGTGTTTGCCACGGACAACAGCAAGTTCATCGTGAAGGCCATGCAGAAGACCGCCAAGCCGATCATCGTGATCGATGACTTCCAATACGTGATGGCGAACGAATTCATGCGCCGCGTCACGGATCAGGAAACAGGTAACGGCGCCTTTGCCAAGTACAACGAAATCGCCCGCAGTGCATGGGACGTCTTCACCCTGGCGTCTAACCTCCCAGATTGGAAGCGTGTCTACATTCTGAGCCACACGGCCACCGATGACAACGGCAAAACCAAGATCAAGACTATCGGTAAGCTGCTGGATGAAAAGATCGTGCTGGAAGGCTTGGTAACGATCGTACTGCGCACCCTTCGCATCAACGATCAGTACATCTTCTCCACTCAGAACAGCGGCAGTGACACTACAAAATCCCCTCTCGGCATGTTCGCAGATGAACACATCGAGAACGACCTCGCAGCAGTCGATACGGCTATCTGCGACTACTACGGCATCACCACTCCAACCAAGGAATAACCATGTACAAACTCAATCCAGAACTGGCAAGCAAAGCCGACACCATCGGTGCTTATATCAACGAGACAGGTAAGTATGTTGGTACTTTTCTGCGCGCTGAAAAGCTGATAAGCAGCAAAGCCCGCACCGATGGCATCGGCCTCACCTTCCGCGCCGAAGATGGCCGCGAAACGCGCTTTGATATCTGGACGCAGAAGGAAGGCGGCGAACCGCTTATGGGTCTGAACATGGTGAATGCCATGATGGCCTGCTTGGGTGCGCGCCAGCTGAGCGTAACGCAAATCGAGGTCAAGAAGTGGCACGACGGCCAGGAAGCCGTTATGCCGGCACCATGCTTCCCTGAACTCATGAACAAAAAAATTGGCCTACTGCTACGCAGCGAAGAATACGCGAAGATGAAGGATGGCTTTGAGACTGGCGAATATGGCTGGCGTATGGCCCCATTCGCTGTGTTCCAAGCTGATACTGAACTGATGGCCAGCGAAATCTTGAAGCGCAAGACACAGCCGGAACAGCTTGGAAAGGTCATCAACATGTTGGCCGACAAACCACTCAAGAAGAAGACAGCCGCACGCGGAGGCTCCAACAGCGCGCCACCAGCTGATATCCAGTTTGATGACGATATTCCATTCTGACCCGGAGCCAATCATGACCATGAGCCTTTACAGCATTGCCCACGAATATCGTGCTGTCGTTGACCACCTGATGGACGTACAGACCGACGAGCAGGCGATTGCCGATACATTGGAAGCAGAAGCCTACCCGCTGGAACTGAAAGCGCAGAATGTGGCCTATGCCATCAAGAACCTGGAAGCGACCGCGGACGCAATTAAGAACGCCGAGCGAGAAATGGCCGACCGTCGCAAGACCATTGAGAAGCGTGCCGCCAATCTTCGCGAGTACACGAAGACCTGTATGGAAATTGCAGGCATACAGAAGATCGAGTGTCCGCACTTTGCGCTTATCATCAAAAAGAATCCGGCCGGCGTCGAAATCTTTGAGCCCTCACTGATCCCGGCAAGCTTCATGCGCCAACCTGACCCGCCTCCACCATCGGCAGATAAGAAAGCCATCGCGGAATCCATCAAGGAAGGGCATGAAGTACCAGGCGCAATGCTGGCACAGGGAACGCGACTCGACATTAAATGACATGCCACTTGACCCAGCCCGCACACTCTTTGCAGCCAGTCGTCGTCCTGTCTCTATGCTTGATGAGGATGAAGACCCATGCGAAGGGTGTGTATTCCGCAAGGAGCGCAGCGAGGTATGCCACAAAGCAGCGGAAGAGGCTAAGCTTCGCAAGCTGCCTAACTGCGAGGATGGATGGGTCTATGTGCTAGTGAAAGTAGACAAGCGGCAGACTGATTTGTTCGCTTGATCGAAGGCCGTCCGATGGGCGGCTTTTTTATTGCAAATACTTGCGCAAGTGCTTGCATTAAAGCTTGCGCTAGCTTATAGTCACTACATGGACGACGCGCACAAGTGCTTCCCATGCAAAACAAGGAGATTCACATGAGCAATTCCCATCCGTTCGTAGGCCGCCACGTTATCGCTCGCTGCTATTCCGCTGGCGTGCATGCAGGTGAAGTGGTCAGCGTTGACGGCGAAAACGTCATTCTGAAAAATTCACGCCGGCTGTGGTCGTGGAAAGCAAAAGACGGTGTTGCGCTGTCGGGTGTGGCTCAGACTGGCCTGAAAGCTGGCGGTAGCAAGCTCGATGTGGTCAACCCTGAAATCTATCTGACTGGCGTTTGCGAACTGATCCCAACCGCGGACGGCGTGCGCGAGAACATCAATGGCTACTAACAAGACCTGGCGCTCCGGCTCCGGCTCCGGCTACGGCGACGGCGACGGCTCCGGCTCCGGCTACGGCGACGGCGACGGCGACGGCTCCGGCTCCGGCTACGGCGACGGCGACGGCTCCGGCTCCGGCTACGGCGACGGCTCCGGCTACGGCTCCGGCTACGGCTCCGGCTACGGCTCCGGCTACGGCTCAGATTAACCCCAAGGCCGCTTACGAGCGGCTTTTACTTGGAGAGAACATGGCTCATCAGCCAAAACCAGAAGTCGAGGCGGCTAAGGCCGAATGGATGGCCGCACCAAGGCGCCAGAAGCCGGCCGCACTTGATTTGGCCCGCCGGCATGGCGTCGCGGAATCAACGATCCACCGCGCGCGCGTGAAGTGGGTCAAAGAGCAGCGCAAGGCGGCGAAGGAATCCATCCATGGCTAAGTGCGAAATCTGCAACGATACCGGCAAGCGTCTCGGCAGCGATTACCTGGACTGTTCTTGCCCTATGGCCAAAAGGCGCCAGAGTATTGACGAATTCGTTGCGCAATACCACGAAGCCAACCGCAAGAACGACGACTACGACAGCCACTTTGCTGTTGACCGGCGCGCAAGGTTGGAGTGCGCAGCTGAGTTCTCGGCGGAAATCGCGGCACTGAAAGCAGTTGCGCTTGTGCGTGAACGGCGAATTGCTAACCTGGAGGGCCAACTTCAGTTTTCTGAAGAGCACGGCGCCGCCCAGCGTGCGCACAAGGAGGCAATCATGGCTGAGCGTCCGATTCTTTTCAGCGCGCCGATGGTGCGAGCACTGCTGGATGGCAGCAAGACGCAGACGCGGCGGGTCGTGAAGCCAGCGCCAGAGGCTGATCAGGTGCTGCGCACCCTCACGGGCTCAAGCGGCTTCATCTACTCCATGGACGAGACGCCGCTGATACCTTATCCGGCTGTACGCCGTATTCGCTGGGACTGCCCCTACGGCCAGCCCGGCGACCGCCTGATTCCGGCCATGCCGATGCCAGGCTATGACAAGCGCTATTGCGTTGACGTCTTTGGTAACATCTGGTCGCGCGCCAAGGGCGATTGGAGGCGACTGGCGCCTGGCGTGACGTCAAAGGGCTACCGGACGATCACGCCAGCACGCGATGGCAAGTATGCAACTCAGCTCGTCCACAGGTTGGTATGTGAAGCCTTCTATGGGGCTGCACCAGATGGGCTCGACCAAGTTCGCCACCTGAACGGCGATCAAGCAGACAACGCACCGGAAAACCTCGATTGGGGAACGCAAGAACAGAACTGGTGCGACAGGGCTGCCCACGGTCGGGGCATGGGTGAGGGGCATCATGCGGCGAAGCTGACGCAGGCCGACGTGGCAGAAATCCGCAGATCTAGCCTATCGCAACGCGCCCTAGCTGCGCGCCTCGGGGTTTCGCAATCCACGATCCAATCGGCGCGCGTAGGCGACCACTGGAAGGATGAATACGTACCAGCGCCGGCCAATATGCCCCGCGCCGCCAGCCGCATCCTGCTAGAGATCGTCAGCGTGCGCGTTGAGCGGCTGAACGATTGCAGCGAAGCGGATGCAATTGCAGAGGGCATCGCAAAGACCGTCAGCGGCTTTTGGAGCCTGTACGGGCAAGCGAATGTCAACGGCACCTATTCGCCGCGCGCCTCGTATCGCGCGCTCTGGGAATCTATCAACGGCCTAGGCAGTTGGCCGGGAAACCCCTGGGTTTGGGTGGTCGAATTCAAACGAATTAACAAGGAGAGCGGCAATGACGACTGACCGGGAATTGCTGGAACTGGCGGCTAAGGCAGCAGGCTACGAAATCGATTTTGAGGCTGATATCAATGGGTGGTATCCGCATGGCTATGATGAATTTGGCGACATACATGCGTGGTGGAATCCACTCGCAGACGACGGTGACGCGCTGCGCCTGGCCGTGGAGTTGGGCATCGATATCCATATCGAGGGCATCGCCGTTGAGCGTGCTGTGTGGGCTGATGATGTGATGCTATGGGTTGACGGCGACGCATTGGGTGCCACTCGCCGAGCGATTGTGATGGCGGCGGCAAAACGTATCGCCGAGATTGGACTGTCTATCCAGAATGGGGAGAGCGGCAATGGCTAAGCTGACGAAGGCTCAGCGCGCTACGCTTCATGAAATGTACGATGGCCGGTGCGCCTATTGTGGATCGCCATTAGGTGATCGCTGGCACGCTGACCACTTGGAGCCAGTCTTGCGTGGCTATGCGCCGAGCAGTGATACGAACCCGAGTGGCATTCTGCACCTGGCGCGTGATGTAGTCGAAAACCTTATGCCGGCCTGCGCACCCTGCAACCTGGATAAGGCATCGTACACGTTGGAGCAGTGGCGCAACAAGCTATCTGAGTCGGTCGCATCACTTCAACGGTATAGCTCGACATGGAGGCATGCTTTGCGCTTCGGGCTTGTTTCCCCATCAGCGATATCGGTCGTTTTCTATTTTGAGCGCGCCGCCAAACCAGAAAGTGAGCAGGTATGAGCGATCGATATGAAGACAGTCCAGCAATTTATCAAACTGATGAGGGGTGATCATGTGTAACTACTGGCATGGTGGCACCATAGAATGCCGTGGAGACGGCTATATGTGGGATGCCGATAATGATGGCTATGACGAGGAAGACCACAGCATGCCGTGCCCAGCATGCAATACGGCTGGCTATTTCGATGAAGCGAAGGAAGTAGCAGAAACGACCTCTTATATGTCGAGCTATAACGGCGGAATGTCTGGCGATGATGTATGGCGAAATGCAATACGCATTGCCTGCGAAGCCAACCCGGAATGTGCGCCGAAAGTTCTGCGCACCATCGGAATCGTGCGGCCAATTATTGATCACCCAACTGACAAGGCCGCATGGATTGAGAAGGTCTACGACCACCGAAATATGCGGTTCTTGGTTAGCAGGATTAAGCGTGAGGGTGCATTCGCCAAGCGCATCGCTAGCGGAGGCGGCAATGGCGAAGCCTAAACCAAAGTGCGGCACCTGCCAGCGTGGCGAGCGTTACTTCGATGGCTGCTCGCATCCTGAATGCCCGAAGCGCAAGAATGGAGTTGGCTGTTGGGGCGCAGTAGAAAGTCGACAAAATGCACCCGCAGAACCGACAATCGAAAAGCTGTTCGACCAACACGAATAACCACTATCCCTAACTAGTAGGGCGAGGAGAACGAATTGAAAGCACTTCCGGTAAAAATTGCGGAATCACACGGCTATCAGTCATGTTCAATCGAAGAATGTACGCATGTCACGCTGAACATTCCTGGCCCTACTGGCCGGCTAACGCTTCCTGTGATCCGAAGTGGCACACGGGACGGCACAAACTGCTGGTCGTGGAATGGCGATGTGGATGCGCCGACTATCCGCCCAAGCGTCAAGACTGAGGGCGTTGATTACAGTGGCGAGAAATTTAGGGTATCCGGGATATCGTGTTGAAACCATGATTCTGTAAAAAGTCCTCAGACGGAATTTCGTGTAGAAGTTGCGATTAGGGGGCGGGGCTCGTCGCGGAGCTTCCTAACCGCCCGCCGACACGATGCGCGCGCTCGCCAGCGTGTCAGGGTGCGGACTAAGCATCCATGGAAAGCAGTGCGCCCATCCCCATTCATCAGAGTAGTGGACTTCGATTTCGGCCGTGTGCCAGCTAGTGCCAGAAAGGCTTTCGCGCTGAGGGAAATGCTTGGCGTCCCAGATGCGCTTAACCGTGCAAAACTCCGAATGGGTAGGTCCCATGTCGAACCAACCACCTGGAATTGTTCGCTGGACGATAACTCGGTCACCGATTTCATATTGGTGACCAACGCTTCCGTCTTTGTGTTGGTGAATTATCATCGGTCAGAAGTCCGTTGCCCAAGAGTGAATCGATTGAAGCTTGGCGAGCTGCTTGTCCGTCACGCGCTCGCTCCGGCCGCCACCCCAAACGATGACATTCTTGACCCCGCTGACATCGACAAGGCGAAAGTCGACCGCCTTTTTTGCTGCGTCGATGATGGTCGGGATGTACTGACCCATCGGCTGGGCATCTTTCACTTTTCGGATGGTTACTTGCATGATTATCTCCGGTGCGGCTGCGTTGTCGATGTAGTTATTGTGATTCAAAAACTCATAGAACGCAAGACGTTTTTGTGATTCGTTTTCTCGTGTACAATCCGCCACATGGAAACGAAACCCAAACACCCAGGCGGGCGCCCTAAGCTGCCAGACAGCCAGAAGCTCATCCAGCGCTCGATACGTCTCACTGCCGAGCAGTGGGCAAAGATTGACGAAAACGGCCTTGAATGGCTCCGGCAGCTCATCCAGCGCGCCAAGTCGCCGCGCCACCCCTCGGCGCCCAGTGACGAATGAGCGACATCCTTGACCTTCCCGGATGGGTACTTACCGGCAAGCGGAACGATGGAGCGGTAGAGACGTTTGAGGCCGAATACGTGCACGAGGCCAGAGCTTGCGAGAAGTGCGGCAGTGTGAGCTTCTACCGCCATGGCACGAAGAAAACGACGTACACAGACTCTCCGCTGCGCGGCTTCACAGCCAAGCTGGAGGCGACAGTGCGCCGGTACCGATGCAAAGACTGCAACGAAACGTTCCTGCAACCGCTGGGCGGCGTGCTGGACGAGCGGCGCATGACGGAGCGGTGCGCGAAGTTCATCGCTCAGGCGGCCCTGAAGCACACCTTTGTCCACGTCGCCCGCGAGGTTGGCGTCGACGAGGGGACGGTGCGCTCTGTTGCTGCCGAGCGCATGGCGGAACTCCAAGCCAGCCACGCGCCGCGGCTCCCGAGGGTGCTCGGCGTGGACGAAACCAAAATTCATCGGGTCCAGCGCCTGGTCCTCACAGACATCGAGGGCCGGCGCCTGGTTGACATGTACCCCAAGCGGGACGACGGCGCACTGGAGATTTGGCTGAGTCAGTTCGGCGCCCGCGACCTGGCTGCCGTCCAGGTGGTGACCATGGACATGTGGCGCCCGTACCAGCGAACCGTCCGCAGGATGATGCCCCACGCTGCCATTGTGGTGGACAAGTTCCACGTCGTGCGCTATGCCAGCGATGCGCTCGAGGAGGTGCGCAAACGGCTCTCCAGGGGCCGCGAAGTCGAAGTAAAGCGATTCTGGGTACGCTCGAAGATTCAGCTGAACAAGCGAACGCGAAACCTCTCCGCGAAGCAGCGCTTCAACCTGGACATGTGGCTCGACAACGAGCCCGAGCTGGCCGAAGCGTACCGGCTGAAGGAGGCTCTGTACGACATCTACGACCTGCCCAAGGAGCAGGCTGAGGCGGCGTTCAACGCTTTCGGTGCCAGCATCCCGTCCACCCTGAAGAAGGACTTCGGGGACCTGACGCGCCTTATGAAGAACTGGCGCGCCGAGATATTGGCCTACTTCGACCACCGGTACACCAATGCGTACACCGAAGCCGTCAACGGCCTGATGAAGCACATCGTGCGCGCCGGTCGCGGCTACAGCTACGAGGTTCTGCGCGCCCGAATCCTGGCTACCGCCGGCGCTCCGGAGCGAAAGCCCCTGCGATTCGAATTTCTGCTGAAGGACGACGGCAACCCGTGCGCTAACTGCGGGTTGCCATGCCGTGCCGAGGATATGCACCTGGTGACCATGCCGCCGGTGACGCGAGGCCAACGCGCAAAGCGCGCCCTGGTCTGCGATGCCTGCGAGCCGCGATTCAACACGGAGACGCTGTTTAGTCATCGCAAGCATTCCACACGGAAATCCGGATAGCCGAAATTTATTTGCCATTCATGGATCAACGATGGTCACGCGCAATTCCTTGAAGACTGTTCGCACGAACTGCGCAATACAACTGTCGCGCTGATCGATATCGAACACCGCAATGAAAACCATACTCGCCCATAGGAGCCGAAATTGAACGCAACTGAATTGATCTCCCAACTGCGCGAGTACGCCAATAACTCAGGCTATAGCCACTGCGATTACGCCGACACGATGCGCCAAGCCGCAGCGGCTCTTGCCGAGCGCGCCACCCAGCCAGCACAAGAGCAGGTAGCGGCTGTAAGGGCGGTGCCGGAAGGGTGGAAGCTTACTCGATGCGAAGATGGAACGATCATTGTAAGCAAGAACAACATCGGTGGCTATGCTGCATGGAAGGACGATAGCAACATCGCTTCCTCAATCCTGTATCACTTCGCCGATGAAGTGCTCGCCGCCGCACCATCCCCGCAGCCAGAGCTGAGCGACAGTATCTGCCCAATGAAAACGCCAGCAATACCGGATGAAGGCGCGAACGAATTTATCGAACTCATGGCGGATTGGAGACATGCAGAACTGGGTAGCGATTCCACGGCGGCATTTGACGCGCTGGTGAAATTTATCGACGCCAAGCTAGCACAGGCGCGAGAGGAAGGACGGCTTGATGGATACAACAAGGGCTGGGCAGATGCATCATTGACCCTCATCAAAGCAGAATCCCGCACCACCGCCGCCGAATCCCGCCTTGCTGAAATACAGCGGGGTATGGAAGGGCTGCGGCGCTGGCGTGATGAAGAACTGTGTTATGGGAAACCAGAGGCTGCCATGCTTGAAAGCGGCGTAGGGGAATATTTGAAACGACGCGATGTCCTCGCCCTGCTCCAGCCACCTAGCCAGAGCGATACCAGCGGCCTGCCAGGCTGAAAGAACAAAGGCCCCTAGGGGCCTTTTCTTATGGATGCTTGACTGGAGGCGTCAGCGCCAGCAGTTCGGTCTTCCGTCCGGAGTCGCTTGTCGTGCCGAACCAGAATGCCATGACCATGCCCCAAGCTGTACTCAGGGAGCCGAGCATAAGCAGCAGAGCCTGCGAGTCGCTGACTTTGAGCCAGCCTACCATCATCCCCACCAGAATGCCGAAATAGCCGCCAGTGACTAGGATAGAAAGAAGCGCGGGTATATTGCTGCGCAGGTTCTTCTGCATGTCCCTAGCGTCTTTACGATCCGCTGCCGCGATTGCCTCCAGGTCGGATACCTGCTTAAACCCGAGTTCCTGCATGTGGATGGCGAAATCCTGCTCCGCCTTCTTGATCGCCAGCATCTGCTCCGGTGTGGCGCCGGCCAGTGCCTGCTTAACGGAATCGACAGTCCGTTCCTGAAGGCCCATAGCATTACCTATCGCTTCCACCGCCATACCGCCAAGCGGGCCACCGATTGCTGTTCCGAGCCACGGCGCTACGGTCTTAAGTAAGCCTTGCCAGTCCATCACACAACCCCCGCAACGTAAGTGGTTCCAGCCGATCCGAAATGCGCAGTCGATACCTGCCGACGCGGCACGCCTTCCGATAGGCCGACATGTACCCATGTGCCCTCGTAGATCAACTGATCGAACAGGATCGGGCTGGCAGCGATCATCTGTGCCAAGTCACGGGCCGACATTCCAACAGCATTGATGTCTGCTGCCAGGCCCTGCACATGAGCGCTTTTGCTGGCGCCGCCTACTGCGACATTCAATGCTGGGGAACGATAACCACTGGACACGACGATAGGGCTCTTGATCAACTCGCGAACTTGCTCCAGCACTTCGGCCACACGCTTAAGGTTGTCAACGATGCGTGGAGCTGGCGTGTTATCCAGCCGGCGCCGTGTGGCAATCTGGGAGTCCGTCAACTCTGCCAAGGTGAAATGTTCTGTCAGTCGCATGTCAGTCCTTCAGGCTCTCGCCATTCTGCTCCATGCGTTTGAGGATCTTGCTCTTGATGTGCAAAATCCTAAGCGTATAGAGGCCAACCAGGCAGCCAATACCAAGCGATAGGCTGCTCAAAATGAAATGAATGTCGCTCATCAACCCGGCAGCGCCAGAAGTCCCTGTTACCGCCGCAACAACGGTGGAGACCTTTGGGTTACTCAGGGCCGTCTCGATTGCTGCCTTTACGTTTTCTTGATCGCTCATTTATACGTCTCTTCAAAATTAGGTTACGCGCCCACGAAACGAGAACGGCGAACCAGATAGCTCCCCAAAGTGTTAGCATCGTGGCCGTCAACCATAAATAGTCTTGCCAATTGCACATAGCCCAAAATCTCCATGAAAGTGTTGTAAAACACTGGCGGGAGATAGGCCAGATAGAACGCCCAGCCAACAGCGTTCCCTACAATGGATGCAAGACACAGTTTTTGTGTGTCATCACACAATTTCCCCTCTAACAACTGGGGGGCGCTATACACCAAGAACAAATCTACTGTTGCTGCGCTTCCGTGAAACAGAAGCATCCCTTCGGGTGTGTTTGGAAGGGTGTGTGTAACCTGCAAATGGACATACCATGCCAACAGTATGACCAGAGCAAATATCACACGGAAACGCAGAATGCTCACTTGGTTTTCTTCTTGGTCGGGGTGGTAGGAACAGAGCGTTTTTCTGGTGGTCGTTGCTGACCACCACCACCACCAGTTGCCATATTCAGTTGCTTCATGTTGCTTCCTTTCAGTTGATAATTCTTTTTAAGCTGCACGATACCAGCCACTGACAAAATACTTATTGCCATCGGTGGAAAACGGGGTCAACCCATCATATTTCGAGATCGACATAACATTGCTTGCCGCGCCATTCCCAAGGCCAACGACCGGGAAGCCAACAAGCTGATATTCGCGGCCAACAATGCCAGAGCGTGCTGCCGCGGCATATGGCAACGTAACGTTGATATTGCCCGCTGCTGTTCCTTTTGTGGTTACCGTGATATCGATTTCGACATATACCATGTCACCAATCCGGCGCGAAAAACCTGTGGCTGCATAAGCAGTCAGCGAGCCACTGCCAGGAGTTACAACTGGCGTATAGGCGCCGTCACGATAGTCCTGGTATTTCTCATTCACGTGCGTGGATTGCGCGCTGGTGTCCTGAATGGTGCCAATGAAACGGTCCTGCAGCGACGACGCCCCAGTGATTGGCAGTGTGCTGCCGAATGGCAGGAACACGTCGGCGTCGTACATCGCGAAGCGCGTCGGATCGCTGACGAGGACCGGCGTAGAAACAGAGAAGTTAGTCACCACGATGTCCGGCTTGAAGAGCGAAACGACCCCCGCCACCGCTGCTGACATGATGTAGTCACGTGCGTGGGTGTTGTACGTATTCAATTTGAAGTCTCTAATATCACCAGCGGCCAGGAAGCGAATATGACTGCGCGAACCAGCGCCCTCAAAAAGAACATCAAACCAAACCGACTTTAATATCTGCCCGTCTGGGAAGTCGACCGCAATCGAGTCCGATCCGTAGTTCACGACATAGCAGGTGTCGAAGTGATGCTGTTCGCCACGCGCAAACAGAACCGTAGGCTTAGTCTGCGCCAGGCATACGAAGCCGCCACCAGTGTAGGTGCTAAACGCTGTTGAATTCACCCCGGTAAGTTGGAAGGTGTCTGCGGTCACACCAGCCACGACGGCTACCGTGTTATTGATTTCCGTCATGCCACTAACGTAGCCAAGTGCTACAGTCTGGCCGTTCACGAACGGATGGCCTGGGGCGGTAACTACAGCAGGATTCGCCTTACTGATCCCGGTAATGCTGGCGTTTTGACCTTCCGCCAAATACATGTAATCGCATCCCATGTATTTGTTGTTGATGTAGCTTTGCGATCCGGTAACTGGCGCCATATAGTCGGAGAACATCGGCACACTGTTATAACCAGTGTGAACGCCAACATACGCATCACGGTCGCTGTTCCAGAATTGGCAACGGCTGTAGGTCGTGCCTTCCTGTCCATAAGCGTGCACAGCCGTCGTGGAGAAGTATCCGGTAGTATGAACTTGGTCCCACAACATGCCATCACAGAACCCGTAAAGATTCGGCTGGAAGCTGGAACGCGCAGCTTGAATGCCAACCGTTGGGCGGTTCGTCTGATCCCCCTTGATGGTCAGTTTACGCAGCGTACCAAAGCGGGAGCCAATAGTGTCAAGGACTGGCTTGCCTGTGCAGGCGCCGATAATCGATCCGTTGCAAATCTCCCAGCCTTCCAGCAATCCAGTGGCGTTCAGGCTAATCGTGGTACGGTACACCTTGCCAGCAAGGTCTAAACGAACTACGCGACCGGTGTTCGGGTTGGTCGTAATCAACGACCGCATATGGTCAATTGCCAGGTTCAGTGCGACACCATCGTCCCCGCTGCCGGTGCCAGCAGCGCCGAAATCCATCGGCGAAATAATATCCCGCGCCTTGTCCTGCCAAGTGCGTGCGACTGCACCAACGCCGGCCTGCAAGAACGAGTTTATTGCAGTCCAGATACCACCAGCAGCACTCCATACTTTAAGCAGCGACCCGCTAATGTTCCAGTACGCCGTACCCTCTAGCAGAGTATTGCCGTCATTGTCCAGTGTCGGGTCGGATGCCTTCGGCCCTAGCCAGCGATCATCAAAGCTGTCGTAGCTTGCTGCCGCGGAATTGGCACTACTGGAAGCAGACGCCGCGCTTGCGGCCGCCGCCGCTGCGCTGGCTGCTGCATTAGCAGCTTGGTTATCATAATCATCCGTTGACACGCCTACAGAGCCATCGGCGCCAAAGACCAATGCTTTATTGGCACGCAGAGCGGCAATCGGCAATTCCTTGGTCAGCGAAGACGAATCAGAGGTCGGCAAAGTGATAGACCGCGAAACAACCTCACCAGTTTCCTGCGAAATCATGGTCAGCTTGTCCAGCGCATTTTCGTGCGACTCCGCCGGGAAATCACTGTTCTGAACGTAATCCGCCTCTTGCGTCTTCGGGACCTTGCGAATAATGGTCAGTGTCTGGCCGACAGGCAGCGCGGCAACCAGTGTCACCGAGCCAGTTGGATTTCCTACGCCGGCCACAGTGTAATCCGTGGTCAGGGTTAGGACATGCTCGCCAGTGCCATCCGTGCGGATAACCAGCAAATGCGTTGCATCAAGAAAGCGGAAACTGACCGTGAAAGGCCCGGTCGTCCCGGCACCTGCATATGGGCCAGATCGGTCAATTTGGGTGGCGACGGTCATAAAAAAATCCCCTGTGTAATTTCAGGGGATTTTACCCGTATTGTGGTTTTAAAGCGACAGTTTGCTATTGACCTACGACGCGGCCCAGGTCTGGCGCGCGCTGAGGCGTCGTTGTCCCAGGCTCCCAATAGTAGGTCTGGCCGAACTCGCGTTCCTGCCGGCGCCGCATCGTATTGAGATAACCGGGTGACATCATTTCTTGCAGATTGTGTACGATCAGATGGTCCAGCCCAGCCTTGAGATACCACAGGCTTGCACCTGGCGTGTTGCCGCGCACGAAGCGGATGGCCTCCGCGCCAATGTGCGTATCCTTCCCCTGTGCTGCTTCCACGATATTGCCCTGCGTCAGCTTGAACAATTCTTCGGCAGCACCAACTACCGGCCCGAGAAATGCCGCTGCCGGAGACTGACCGGAATAGCCAGTCGTCCCGGAGAACAGGAAATCGCCATACAGGCCGAAGCTGCCGCCTTGCAGGAATCCTTGCAGCCAGTTACGACTGGCGTGCTCAGTTCCGTACAGCGCGCGCGGGTCACGACCGGCTAAGATTTCCTTGATCTGCATAACGGCCAGGCCCAAGGAGGTAGACATGGCAACGTGCATGCCGATATACATCGCCTTACTGCCGGTCGTGTTCTCGGCCATGCCGCGCTGCCAGTGACGGAACACCGAGGCAAGCGGAGTGGTCTTGAACAGGAACACGGAACGGGTCAGCTCGCCGCGCCAGGTGCCGCGCTGCAATCCGGCGCCAGTGAATCCGCGCTCCAGAGCCTTCGGCGTGATGACCGCCATGTCTACTTCTTCGGCTACTGCGCCAATGAGTTTCAGCGCAGCATCGCGACGGATCTTGTCGAGCGCAGCAGTATAGGCCGGCGTACCTGGCGCGCCGCGGGTGGCCAGGTCAGGAATCATGTGCTCGATTGCCGAATCCGGGACGTTGTAGACAGAATCCGGCGTCAGCACGGTATCATTGCCGCCCCACTTCTCGGGCGTGGCTGCGCGCCATACGGTCCAGTCCGCTTCCGTGATCCCTTTCGACAGCAGAATTCGATTGTCGTCTGCGTCCAGGCGCGCAAGCGAATCTACCTCGCGGGTCAGGTGACCAATGCTGTCCATCATCGTGACGCCAAAGGCGCGGCGCCGAACGTCGGTCACGGCATTCAAGCCAGAAGCGCGCATGGTGGCATGGGCCAACTTGGCAGGAACAGTAGCCACCAAGTTATCCATGCCCCAGCGGTTCAGGTCGCCAATGGCCGTATCCAGTGCCAGGCCGGCGCGGCGCGCTTGGCGCAGCTCTTCCTTGTTGGTCAGGTTCATGGCTGACAACTCATTGCGGAAAACCTGCATCACCGGCAATTGGTTCACACGCGCTGTGTTGACCACAGTTCCGATATCCGCAATAGACGACACCACTGCACTACCCAGGCGCGACGCCACAAGCCAGTTACGAGTAGCCTCAAAGCCTCGCGCCAGTGCTTCATTAGCTACCGGCTGGCTTTCGCCCATAACCACATTCCAAAGGTTGGTCAGCTTGGCTACCTGTTCTTCGTAGCGGCCAATATGCTGCGGATCGGTGCCAGCCGCCTCCTTCAAAGCAGTGTCACGGAAGTACTCAAAAGCGGCATTCGGATTCGGGCCGAAGACTTCAACCGAGGCAGTGTCGCGCGCCATGCCGCCAATATGGTCCACCATCACTTGCAGCAGTGCCTTTTCACCGTAGTTAGCCTGGTAGGCCATGTAGGATTCGGCATCCTTGAAGTGAATCGAGCGGGCCTCTGCATTGCGGTTTGCCATCATGCCGGTACCCTGACGCTGCCCTGGCTTCAGCTTGTTGCGTCCATTGGTGGCAATCGAGCGCCAGGCTTCGCCGAGGAAGGCGCGCACCTGGTCATCCGTCATCAGCCGGCCATCATCGCGCACATACTGCTTGCGGTCGAGCAGCGGCAGAATGTCGGCGGTCCAGCGGTCAACGCCAGCCTTAGCCACACGAAGCTGCGCATGGTGCTGTGGCAGGGACCAGCTTTCCAGCTTGCCCACCTTGCCGCCTGCATTGTTGAATTGCTGGCGCATGTCTTCGGCCACCTTCAGCCAAGCCTCTGCCGCTTTAACTACGGTCGGGTCAATATCCTTGCGCTCACCGAATACCGCACGGGTGAATGCGTCAACGCCTTCCTTGTTCTCAAGGAACCCAAACAGGCGCGGATCGAGCGATTCAAAAACGTCGGACAACTGGCGCAGGGCGTCAGTACGGATCGAGTGAGCCAAGGTTTCAACCGACCGGAACGATCCCCTGCCATCGGTGACCGAGGCAATCATTCGTTTCAGGCCATCCAGCCGGCCACCTTCCCATGCGGCAGTCTGCCGGTTGATGGCGTCGTGCGTCTCAATCTGGCGCTGAAGACGGTATTTCTTGAGCGCGGCTTCTGCCAACAGTTCCTTGACTGCCGCCTCTGCCGCTTGCTCCAGGCGCTGGCCGTCAGACAACTGGCGCCACGCGTCAGGATCGCGGCGCGCAAGCTGGTTGGCGTTCTTCGAAATCAGTTCTTCAATCTTGGCGGATTCGGCCTGGTTAAGTTCCCGACCGATGGCGCGCTGCACAGCAGCTAAGCATTGTGGTTTCATGTTCCCATCCTCGCAGCACATGCCGCGGCTGCATTGTAGCCGGGCGCTTCTTCCTCGGCCCTGGCGATATCTGCGTCTGCGCGCTCAAGCTCAACCTCTGCCGGCGCCGCCTTACCGTCTTCCGTCGCAACATGGGCATTTGGCTGGTCGAATAGCACTTGCTCAACCGAGGCATCAAGACCCTTGCGGGAGGCGATATTCTCCGCCGCCTGGCGTACAGCTTCTTCTTGCTTGGCGATCTTGTCAGCCGCGGCTTCCATCGTTGCGGCACCTGGCCGGCGACGGATTTCGAACTCGCCGCCTTTCAGCTTCTTGACGGTGTGCGTGGTGCCAATGCTGTTCTTGGCGATGTAGGCGCGCGCCTTGGTGTCGCTGGCGAACGTCTGCCCAACATGCGTGTCAGCCTGTGGCTCAGAAACAACAGTCTTGGCCGGTGGTTCTACGCTCTTACCATCCAGCGTGGCGCGCAGCAGTTCGCCGCGGGAAGGCGGCAGCGCATCAAACATGCCAGCCTGGCGCGGGTCGCCCAGCGCTTTCACTTTGCCGTAATAGCCTGTGATCGCTTCAGCCATTGCCTTAGCCGACCTGGCATTGCCTTGGAAGTGTTGCATCCATGCGACAGCTTCAGGTCCGACACCGGTTCCAAACATGTCAGTTTGTGAAATCCAATCTTCCAACTTGACACCTTCGTTGCGCAAACGAGACAAAGTGTCGTAAGCCTGCAACAGTTGCGGCTGAATGTCCAAGTCGTGCAGCTCGCCGCGCTCGATAGCGCCGCGCGTCTGCGCCACCTCTGGCGCCGCCTTCACCATCGCATTGCTCAGGTTGCGCGACAGGTCGTCAGTGGCTTCCAGCATATGCGCCAGGGTCGGGCTGTCTCCGTAGGCTTTGGCCAAGATGGCGTTGCGCATTCGCATTTCACCCTGCGGCGACAGTCGGCCATCAGCGGTAGTGAATTCGCCCAGCTCGCTCTGCGGGTACTGCTCCAGCCACTGCTTGCGGAAAGAGTCCAGCGCCGGCGAGCCAAGATTGCCGCTGGCTGGCATTTCCGGAATATCCGGCATACGCTCGGCATCCACGCGCGCTTGCTCTAGCGACGACATGCGCAGACCTTGGCTTTCGTTGGACAGGATCGCGGCGAGCTTTACGTCAACGCTCTCGGTCAACTGGCGCACCAGCACCGGCTTATTCATGCCGGCCACCTGGTCTTGCGTCAGTCCGAACTCAGATGCACGTTGTAAAAGCGCAACACGGTAAGAATCTCCGGAGCCTTGGCTGTATGCCTGTTGTACCGCCGCAACACGACCATTGCCGCCAATGATTTCACCAGTGGTTGCCAGCGTCGGCGCGCCTTCCGCCATACTTGGCGCCTCACCCAGTCGGGTGAATTGCAGGTCGTTGGCCATGCGGGCAATCTGGAGTTGCGAAGCCACGCGAGTGCGGTCCCGGAATTGGTTCTCAGCTTTGCCGATGGTCGCAGCCAGGG